CGTACTTAGATACGCCCAACGCGCCAGACGGATTCAGACACAGATGGGTCAGGATAGAAGTCTTAGGATTTGTTGACACGAAAAACATACAAGGACGCTTAAGGTCCGGGTATGAGTTAGTAAGAGCAGACGAATATCCTAATGAAGACTTTCCAGCAATCACCGACGGCAAATACGCAGGGGTTATCGGGCACGGAGGCCTAGTGCTGACTAGGGTACCGGAAGAGATCGCAAGGTCAAGACAAGAGTATTTTGCAAAACAATCGCAAGATCAACAGACCGCAATCGACAACGATCTTATGAAGGAACAGCATAGGGGAATGCCTATCGATATTGATAGACAAACTCGTACAACCTTCGGTGGCAAGAAGAGTTAAAAATTTTAACGAATCAAACCAGCGATTGACATTAAACCGTACTGGAGGCCCGCAAGGGCAGGTACATAAGGAGAAAACAATATGGCTAATGCGTCAACTACTGGGTTTGGTTTTAGACCCATTAAAAAGATAGCGCAAAACGATAACAACGCTGCACTCTCAGAGTACAACGTTGCAGCTTCTTCGGCCTTAATTTCGCACGCATGTTTAGTGCAATTAACGGCAGACGGAGTTGTGCTCGCTTCAGGAAATACTACGACTAATAATCTTGGTACCCTGAATGGAGTATTCTATACGGATGCAACATCTAATAAACCAACGTTTAGCAACTTTTCACCGGCAAGTAATACTGCTACTGATATTGTTGCTTTCATTAATGATGATCCTATGCAAATGTTTGAAGTAATGTCTGCAGATACAGCGTTCAACCAAAATGAGGTTGGACACTTAGCGGATCAAGTACTTGCAGTAGGAACTACACCGTTGTTTGTATCGAAATCAAAAATTTCGGCAACAACAGCAACTACACAGGCACAATTGTTCATCATGGGTGTTTCTAGAGATCCAGATCACTCTGATACGACTGAAGAGGGTTTTGCCCTTAGAGTTCAAATCAGAGAACATATCTTGATTGGAAATGACACTCAGAGAGCAGGGATATAAGGAGATAAATTATGGCTATATCACGAAACCAACTAGTTAAAGAACTAGAGCCAGGATTGAACGCCTTGTTCGGCCTGGAATACAAACAGTATGAAAATCAGTCAGCTGAAATTTATACTACAGAGTCATCTGACAGAGCTTTTGAAGAAGAAGTAATGTTAAGTGGTTTTGCACAAGCACAAGTAAAACCGGAAGGTTCAGGTGTTACATACGATAACGCTCAAGAAACTTTCACAGCTAGATACACTAACGAAACAATTGCGTTAGCGTTTGCTATTACTGAGGAAGCAATTGAGGACAATCTATATGACAGACTGGCTTCTAGATATACTAAAGCTTTAGCAAGATCTATGGCTCAAACTAAACAAGTTAAAGCAGTAGCACCATTAAATAATGGTTTACCTGGTGGAACATTCACTTCAGGTGATGGTGTAACTCTTTTCAACGTTAGTCACCCAACACTTTCTGGAACTTTCCAGAATACGTTGACAACGGCTGCGGACTTAAACGAAACTTCATTAGAGCAATCAATGATTGACATTGCTGCTCTTACTGATGAAAGAGGTTTAAAGATCGCTGCTAAAGCTACAAAGATGATCATTCCATCTGCACTACAATTCACAGCTGAAAGACTTATGGCTTCTGCTGGTAGAGTTGGAACTGCTGATAATGATGTTAACGCACTTAAATCTATGGGGATGATTCCTCAAGGTTACTCTGTTAATAATTTCTTAACAGATACAGATGCGTTCTACATTATCACTGACGTGCCAAATGGTATGAAACACTTTGAAAGATCTCCATTGACTACTAAAATGGAAGGTGATTTTGATACTGGTAATGTTAGATACAAAGCTAGAGAAAGATACGTATTTGGCGTATCAGACCCTAGAGGTATTTTTGCATCACCAGGTGCTTAATACTTAATTTTTTGTGGCGGGACACAGTTCCGCCACAATCATAAAATAGAAAGAAAAACCATGAAAAAATTCCTAATAAACATATACGCATACGATTATCACGGTAGATTCCAGGTAGAATCTAATGATGACGCCATTTCTCTAGAACAAGCAATAGTTGACAAACTAGGAGAAAATAGTATAGTTTGGGAATCAACAGGAATGTTCGCAGATATTCCTTATCGAATAACCTATGAGGAGGTTAGTAATGATACAAGACCTTTACAAACAAAAAAGGTCCTTGGAGTTGAAGTGGGAACAGGAGCATCTATCTAATGGTAGGTACACTCTTGAAATGGTCAGGATTGATGACAAAGTTAAAAAAGTCATTACTGACATTAAGCTTGAAGAAGCGAGAATTGCTCACTTACAAAATAGCGTCGAAGGCGCTGCTCCACAAGTTTCTGTAGCTACTTAATCAAAAGCTACATTGCTGAAATGCATAAATACCGTAGGCTCTCTTGCGCTCCACTAAAATCTAGTATATAAAAAACACACTATACATAATAAATATTAAATGTAGACGCGTATAGTCGACAATCCCTAGGGACTACATTTAAGATATCTAGGAGGATATTAATATGGCAAACACAACATTTACAGGACCAGTAAGATCGGAAAACGGTTTTCAGTCTATAGTAAAAAACGCAACTACAGGTGTAATTACACCTAACTACTTAAACGTTAAGTTTGATTTCGTTGGTATGACTCACGCTGCAGTATCTGCAGGAGCAGGAGTTGCTTTACCAGCAAACCAGGTTAGCACGGTAAACTTTACAGGTGCAGGAGCTTGTTCAATGGTTTTACCAGCAGCTACACCCGGAACAAGAGTAGCTTACGTTCAAAGAGTAGATACAACAGGTGGAACAAGCACTTTAACTTTTGATGCATTAACAACTGATGCATGGGTTACAGGAAGTTTAATTGAAACTAGAGCAGCTGATAATGTTTCTTATGACACGTCAACAGCTGGCGAAGGTCAATTAGTTTTTACAGCAGCTAACGCAACTACAAATTTCTTTACAATTGGATGTATTTTATACTTCTCTTGTACAGAAGCCGGCTTATGGCATGTAGGTCTTGACTCGTCTAAAGATCCTTTAGCAGTTAAAGGCGCATTTGCTTGGGCAGCGTAATAAATAATTAGTGTGGGGCTTCGGCCCCACATATTAATTTTAAGGAGAAACAAATGGGATTTAAAAATGACATACAAGCTACTAGATCTAATGCTGCAGCAGGAGCTACAGCTATTGTAGAGCCACCAGTTAGATTAAGAGGTATAATTATTGCTTCTGATGGTGGAGGCGCAGGTGATCTAGAACTTACAACAACATCAAATTCAGGAACAACGCTATTTCGTGCAGATGTTCCAACAGGTGATGTAATTAACTTTAATTTTCCTGAAGATGGAATTCTATTTCCAAAAGGAATTTTTTGTAAAACTAAAACAAATATAGCTGCGTATACTTTATTAACAGACAAATATTCTGGTCCTAATTTAACAGCAGGATAGGAGGTCTAAGTGGCTAACGTAACCTCAGGTTCTTATGTTTTTGATAAGAATCTTGGAATAGATGAAATTATTGAAGATGCATACGAACGTATTGGGATGCAGGGGGTTTCTGGCTATCAGCTTAAAACTGCAAAACGATCTTTAAATATTTTATTTTCTGAATGGGGAAATAGAGGACTCCAGTTTTGGGAAGTAAAAAATCAAAACGTTACATTAGTAGACGGACAAGCTGTATATACTTTTTTTAGATCCCCGTCTGATGGTACTTCAAGCGGCGTTAGTACAACTTTATCTGCCGGTATAAATACAAGCGTTACTACAATTGGAGTTGCTTCTGTTACTGGACTTTCTTCAAGCGGTATAATTATTATTGGAACAGAACAAATTACTTATTCTGGAATCTCTTCATTAAATCTAACAGGATGTGTAAGAGGTGTTAATGGCAGCACAGCTGCTACTCATAGTACAAGTGATGCAGTTTTACAGTTTCCAATTGGTATGACCGACATTCAAGAAGCAGCTTATAGAGTTAAATCTACTTCTGTTGATACAC